CTGCATATTCTGCTTGAGCATTTAATACAGATGCTTGGCGGCTCGCTAAAGTTGAAGCCATTCCCTCTTTAATAGCAGCGCTCTTCATCAAAATTGCACGAGTGATATATCCAATACCAACTACTAAAGCCCCATCAGCAATTAAATCTAAATTACTTGCAAGAGTTTGAACTGATCCAGCTAATACCTGTGCCGCACCACTTCCCTTACCTGCTTCGCCAACAAATTTTGTGATCTCGTTGTTTAGGAGTGTGAGAGACTGCCCGATTGTGATATCTGTTTTAGCAAAAAGAGCATCAACATCAGATTCTACATTTCTAAGCGCTTTTACAATTTCTTGTGAAGTAATTTTTCCTTCAGCTGCTACTGAACGTAATTCACCTACAGTAATACCCATACCTTTAGCAATAGCCTTTGCTAGTGCTGGGGTTTGCTCCATTACAGAATTAAGTTCTTCTCCACGCAACGTTCCACTAGCCAAGGCCTGCCCGAACTGAACTAAAGCTGCATCAGCAGCTTCTGCGCTTGCACCACTAATTGCTACAGCTTTAGAAACTGTTTCAGTTAAACGTGCTGTGTCATCCATTGTGAGGTTTAAAGTTTTGGCATTATCACTAAAACGCTGGTAAACCTGTAACACAGAATCCCAAGCTGAATAGGTTTTTTGAGCAATTCGGAAAGTGTCTTCCGTTGCTTTATTTAGTTCAACTTGATTGTTAGTGACTAACTTAAGGCGATTTTGTAATCCAGTATATGTATCCATCTTTGAAATGGCTGAACCTACTGTTAATAAACCAGCCATATACCCTGCTAGTGCACGAGTTGCTACAGACATCCGGTCCATAGATTTCGAGGCGAAATCCCCTTTTTTGGTGATGCTATCCAATTCAACTGATAAGTCTTGTGCAGTGCGTTTCGCACGTTCCGAATCAATAACAATTACTAAGCGAGCTTCTTGAGCCATTTGACTTTCCTCTAGGCAATAAAAAACCGCCATAAACGGCGGCAATAAATCGAGACTTAACTAGGCAATACTTTTTGACTTTTCCAAGATCCATGAAGTTATCTCAGCCCCTAGATCTCCATACATTAATAATTGATAAGCTGATTTTGGCGAATAACGCGTTTCTTTTTCACCAGCTATTCCTGTTTTTGAAAGTTCAATATTTTCCCAATCCTGTATAAGATGAGTTGCGATAATTTTGGCAAACTCTTGGGCTGATAGCATGGCACTCATTCTAAAAATACTTTTTTTGGTACAAAGCATTTTATAGGCCTCACCAAATTCAGGATCAGAAAAAGGCTTAATCCTGAAACATCCAAAAACTTGATCATTTTTCTTAAAAACAAACCATTTGGATTTATCTGTCATATTTGCTTCCAAAATTTCGGTAATAAAAAACCGACCATTGATAGGTCGGTTTTAGGCTTTAATCGCTGCAATGATTTCAGGTAATTTCCAGATTAGAATTGGTATGGAAAACAAAATTAAAAAGGCAATAATTGTCTGCCATAAGCCATACTTTTCAATAGACACTTTCATAAGCTCCACTATTGGTTTAAAATGCTCCATATAGATTTACTTTCCTCTTACTTTCGTCGGTGGGTGGAATGAAAAACCCCAGTAGTTAGCGCTACTGGGGTTTTGTTTTGGGTATTAAAAAACCCACTCGATGAGTGGGTTTTGTTAAGTTGATTTTATTAGTGACGAATCAGACTACCTGAAATTTCAAGTACTTCCATCAATCGACTTGACTCCATCAGTGGGTGAAACCAACGGTCGCCATAATGTTGATTACCTGTTGTGTAGCTTATGGTTTTTAAATCATCACTAATGATTTTTCTATTAAGAGGTCCTCTTAAATCCATTGTTCGAGTGAGTTTTAGAACTGCAATATTGGTTTTAAACGCATATTCAGCTAAGTAGTGACCTTGTTCATTACTAAGCATGTGTATTGCACGATAGATTTTGCTTGTCACAAAGTTTTGGGAAATAATTGCATCTACCAGATCCTTAACCAAACCCAATGTTTCATTATCAAACAAAGAACCTTGAGCCTTCTTCTCTGCACTACTGTACATCGCAATCAGATGATGAACATATTCCACTGCAACAGGAATCATGTCATATGGGATTTCATCAATATGCTGAACATTGAAACGCTGATGAACTAATTTATAAGCATCGCTGTAATTCAAATGCTTAGTTTTAGCTACAAGAAGATTTACAGCATTGGTTAGGGGTTCACGTTCGGATTTGTGGGTTTTGGCAACTGGTGTGCCAACTTCTTTATCTAAAACATCAAGTACCCACTTGCGGAATTGCTTCGCTACAGCAGTACGAGCAAACATGGCTATTAGGTGGCAACCACGTAGTGAGAAAACTCGAACTTTCTTTTTTAAATTTCGTGTTTGTTTCGAGGTCACTGAATCAGTGACCTCGATATTCCCTGCTGTCACGGATTCGATGATTTGAGTCATTGAATCTGTGAACTCATCTTTATTCGCGTTATAAAGATTACTTACAGATTTAACACTTTTATAGCTCAACGCCTGCGCCAACTCACCCGCTGTTAGGTAAATTTGTCCATTATCTCGAACAACAGGGTTAAATTTCACTTCGTTAAAGCTTAATGCTAAACTAGACATGTCTATATCCTCATAAGTGTAGACAAAAGGCTCTGATCTCCGTCGAAAGTTATCAGGGCTTTTTTATGACATCAAAATTGATATCACTTGACTATAATTTATAGTGATATTACTCTTGATGTCAAGCATCGAGGAACAAAATATGTCTCAATCAGATTTAATCAGGTTTCCTGCCAGATTAGACCCCCAAATACATAGTGATCTACTTACTTACGTAAAGCAGCAAGGCGGGTCAATTAATACAGCTATTAATAATCTATTGCAGTTTGCACTTAGATACGGCCTTCAAGGTGAAGGTAGCTTGTTAGACTCTTATTTACCCGATTTGAAAACAAACTTAGGTAAAGCTGAATTTATTATTGAGCAATTTATTCATAGTGAAATCTCATCTGAATTTGATGATCTTACCAATGGTCAAAGATATCAGGATTATATTTCAACCAAAATAGAAGAACTTGAACCACATGATAAAAAGCTTCTGGCCGAGTTAGCTGGTTCCTTGGCTAGAAAAAAAGCACCCTAGGGTGCTTTTTTAATTACGATAGCAACCAAATCAACCCGATCAACAATGCTACACCCACCATTAATCCTATTATCCATTCAGATGCTGGATAGCTAAGAATCAAATTATTATCTTTTTTCGAATCAATAACTTTAGTTGGATACTTGGGTTCAGGGTGGCTTGGTTTGACTGTTTTAACTGACTTATTGCTCGGCGGTGGTGGAATGCCTATATGCTCTTTACTGCGAGCAATAGATCTTTGCTTCAAAAAGTTATCATTTACCTTTTTAATTTCCTGTTCGCTTAAATTCCCCTCTTTTGAAGCTACTTCATCATCATCGGGAGACAGAGGGAAGTAGATTTCAACTAAATCTCGAACAGAAATATAGTCACTATTAGGTAGAGCCTTAAGTAATGATAAAAATCTTTTAAACGGCTGTTTTTTATAGGCCCTATTGTAATAAGCCTCTAATTTTTTCTCTAATGTAATAATTGGTCGATTAGCTGTATAAGCCGCCTTATAAGTGTAAGATATACTGCTTAAAGCATTCTTATGCTTGCCCTCTAGTCTTAAGACATTTGCCATATCTTCATGTGGTGAGGAGTCTAGAACCAGTGTTTCTGTTTTAGAAAAACCCATCTTACTAGCATGCTTTAAATAGGAATTTTTTTGATCGTTTAAATGTTTCCACGCATCGTCAAAACGCCTTTCTTTAATAGCAATCTGTGCGAGTTTCTTGCTATTAGCGGCTTGCCCCAGATAGTCATCCAATATCATATCTATTCAGCCAATTAAATATACTATGTGATTTAAATAAGTTAGTTTTATCAAATAACTACTACTATTTAAAAAGGCAGCCTAGGGCGCCATGTGATTTGTTTACTTGCAGACTTTTGACCAGACTTCGTTAAAGGTCGTTTGATCTACTTGAGAAGTTTCATTTTCAATTATTGTAAGATCAGGTGTTCCAATAAAACGAACAAAACCTGTATATGCTCCAAAGCTATTTTTTGAATTTACTTCGCCACACATACCATTCATATTTCTAAATTCAGCAGAACCAGGGTCCTTTAATAAGGCCTTCACTGACTCTTGAGCCTTCATTTCTTTGAATGCATTAAGTTCTTGTGCGGTTGGTTCTTTCTTACCACACCCCACCAACCCAAGACCAATTAAACCCGCAGCCAATATTTTTTTCATGAATTTCACCGTTTGTTATAAAGTGTACTAACTTTAACAAACTGGTTACTAAATGTCACATAAAGGAAAACCACCCGAAGGTGGTTTCTATCAAATAAAACTAACTAAGCTATTTCACAATTGGTTTGATGCCATGAATGGTTATTTCCATATGAAAAACTAATTTCACTTGGTACTAAAGTTCGTTCCTGATGATTTAATGACTCAATCATACTTCTTAGTTTGCCATCACCTTGAACATGCTCTTTATATAATGCACGAAGTAATAGCTCAGTAGGTTTACCAATTAAACCGCGATCAGCTTCCCAATGTCTAATACTAGTCTCACTGACTCCTAAAAGCCCAGCAAGATTCTTCTGTGACAAGTTTAGTTCTTTACGTAAAAAACGAATTTCCTCACCATTCAAGTCAGGCTTTTGCGTAATTAAGAACAACCCAATGGCATTATGAAGCTCATGAACAGATTCAATAGATACGAGTTCACCATAGTCTTCATCATTTTCAATTGTAAATCCATTGCGCAGCCAAATATTGCTCAGACCGCATTCTTCATAGTGATACATAATTTAGCCTACTCTCTAAATGTAGTGACTACTACTGAGAATTCACCGTTCTCGCTCTGCTTGATTGCAACAGCTGTTGTTATGTATTCGCCTGCAGTGCGAACAGAAACATTTAACTGGCAATCACCACGAGTATTTGGGTACGGCCCCTCAGTAATATCTCCATGCTCAAAACAGCAAATAATTTGCTTCATAGAGATACAGCGTTCTTTCATTCTTTCTTTTGCATGTGCAGTTAACTTGATTTTGCTAGTATCTCTAGCAAATGCTCTAAGTTTTTGTTTAGCTTCAGTTAATGTTAAACACATACAAGCAAACACCAAGGTTCTTGGAAAGAGTAAAAGAATGCTGAACCGTCAAATATTGACGGTAAGGTGATTATTCATCATTTGATAATCACGCGCAACACCTTAAAGGTAATTTTCTGTCAATCCAGATCAAGTATTTTGTAACATCGACTGCGTTATTTTGAGTCGCGTTTAAGAGCAACTGCTTAATTGTTTGACGTTTTGACCAAATTAGGCTTTTCAGTCCCTGGCAATACCTAATTTGGTCACTTACCTTTGCTTTTGGTTGATATCTTCTTATGGCACTCCTCCAAAAACAAATTATCCAACGCAAAAATACAGTCATTAAAAATATGAGCAGCCACTGGCAAATCATTATGCTCAGCATAGACATTGATAGCCTGCTGATCTAAAGATAACGGTATGCTTTGCTCATATCGTCTGGATCTGCATATAGTGCTAAATGCCGAAAGAATGGATTCAGCCGCATAAGAATATTCTGGTGGATCCGGAATGTGGCCACCTAAGAATTTGATTTGTTCAATTTCGTGCGGCGTTTTCGACGCATACGTTTTTTGGTATTTGTAGAGCTCGATGACTTTCCCAGAATTAAAGCCTTGTCCTTGTCGGCTTCTTCCTGAATCTTCTGGGCCTGTTCTTTAATGAATAGCCAGATTGAAATACCAATATCACCAAGATTAAGAAGCTTTGAGGCATTCTCAGGTGTATATGGCTTTTCAGACTCAACAGTTTTACCATCTACGATTTCGGCGAAAACCACACCCTTCCAGTCTTCAATTAAATGGGCAGCACATGCATCCATTAACAACTCGTGATAAAGCTTGGCATCTTCATCTTTTACCATTACATCGTAGCCTTTAGACGAGATCTGGTTTCCTGCTCGTTCAATAGCTACCTGAAAAGGCTTATAAGCGATACCACGGACTTTAAATTCTGCCTGTACCTCTCCATCAGCACCTTTGTATTCGCACCATTTTGATACGTCCGAGCTTTTAATAATTCCGACTTTTAAAGCCATAGCAACCTCTAATTTTTAGAAATAAAAAAGCCCATGGGATTCCATAGGCTTTGTTACTGAATAAGTTGATTACACAAGAGCGCGTACAATTGTTGGCGCTGTACGAACTTGGGCAAAGTTGATATCTACAGTAATGATGTCATCACCACCACCATCCGGGTGATTGGCTTCCATGACTTCCAATTGCGGGAAGTTGAACGAATATTTACTTCCTTTGCTGTCTCTGATGTCGAAGGTCAGTGTAAACACATCACGGGTTTTGATTGCATCAATCCAACCAGCAGCTGTGGCCGAGAACATGAATGAAGCATTCGCTTCGATATCCATCATTTTTTCAATGTAGAACTCTGGTGTGTACTTGCCTGAGCCGATACAACGGATTGCTTCAAGATTGTTATTAATTGAAAGCGTAAGAGACTGCAAACACGCTTTACCTTGAATTGATTGACCATTAATAAGCAAGTTTTCCACGTTTGGCATACTTACCAAAGGACGGGTTGAAGCCGCTATAGGATTAGTGACAGGATTGACTTGCTGACGGGTAAATGAGCTACCAACAAGTCCAAAGTTACCTGTGATTTTCCCAGTTGTTTGAATGGTGATTTCACCGGTATTTACCTGCACACCACGGTAGATAAACACCTGTCCAATATCTTCAAAAACTTTAACCAGCGTTAATGACTTACGTACGGTACCGCCAAAGCTTAAAGCATTCGCCGCCCAGTTATTAAAGGCTAAAGCACTTAAGAATAAGTCAAATGTTCCAAGAGATAATTCAAACTCTAACTGACCTGTCACTTCCGCTTCAGTAACCACACCACCTTGTCGGAAACGTGAATCTACCACCTCACTGCTTTCTTCCGTTGAGACATTTTCTGATAAACCGTCACTCACACGGCGAACGGTATACCAGATCGGGTTTGCTGGAGTAGTTCCCAATACTGCTTCTTCACAAGCATATAATCGAATTTTTGCGCCTGAACTCATTTATAATTCTCCAAAATTTAGGCATAAAAAACCCGCTTTAGCAGCGGGCAGTTATAAAAATGGGCGTAAAAAACCCGCTAAAAAAACGGGTTTTTAAGGAGTTTCATCGGCATCTGAGACTTCCGGCGGTTCTACCCCATTCATGGCTGCAGCAACTGCTTCGGATAAATTTGTTGGTTGAAACTGAACCGGTGTCTCACTCACTGTTTCTTCAAATTCGGGTTCGGGCTCTTCATATAAACGAATATCAATCCAGCGCCCCTCTGGAATTTCAAGTGGCTGGCCAAGGTCGGCGACAATTGCGGCAAGTTCAATATCAAACTTTCGTTTGTAAGTCTTAATTGAAATATCACCGTTCTCTAGAGTTTCATAAACAACCGCAACAACAGTGTTGCCATTAGCATCTTTAGGTACTTCGATGTACCAACCTTCTTGAGCAAAACCAAGTGAACCTTTAATTAAGTAGTCACCTGTACCTAATTTTTCAAAACTGATTGGTTGCATTTCAGCATCATGGTTAAGTTCAATATGATCACTAAATAACTTAACAATAGGAGAAGCTGCCTTAATAAATCCATTACCATCTACTGAAGTGTTCTTTTCAGTTCTTACTTTATAAAGTGCCCAGTTTCCAGAATTCAAAGAACCATGCTTAAAACGGAAATACCCTTCGTGAGTAGAAGCAGCAAATAACAACTGAGCTAGTGATGTTGAACCACGTGTAAATGAAATTCCTGATGCATATGCAGGTAAAGTTGCTGAAGCTGTCGCATTGGTCCAGACTAACTGATTGACTGTTGGAAAGGATGTTTCGCTTTCTGTTAAAAGAAATGACCCTGAGCCAGCAACCTGCACATCTCCCAGACCAAATGCCCCAACTTCCATGATATTGCCGGCACTTGTCCCAACAGTTCGAGATGCTGGATTACTTGTTGGAATATTTTGAATTTGAGAGAAATTTGGCGTTAAGTTTGGAATACCTGAAGCAAAAGGTAGCATAAACTGACGCTTACCTTGAGCTGAGTTATATGGGAAAGGCCGATGATCCCAAGAATATTTAAAGACTAGATTTGCCATTATGCAGTCACCCCGTCAATTACCTGAAAAGTCAGAGTTTCAGTGTGCTGTGTATTGCCACCAATGACTGCTTTAATGTCCATTTGACATAGCCCTAAAGGCCAAGTTGCAGTGCTTGTACTAGATTTAATGTTCAGCCAACCCTTCTGTGTACTCTGACTTAATGCTGTACAAGTTAATGTACCCACAGCAGTGCCTTCCAAAGTTTTGACTTGAGATGTAAAGGTGTAACCCGTCAGATTAATTGCACGACGTACATCATCTGGTGGATATTGTAAGGTTTCATCCATGTCCACTAGCTGTAGATTTAAGTTGAATGTGTCACCACGCTTAAAACAAAAATTGCTCATAAGTGATTCCTATAGACATAAAAAAACCACCCATAAGGTGGTAGTGAATAAAACTTAAAAAACCGCCCTCAGACAGTTAGATAACTAGAATAAATACTAAAAAGATGTGTAATTAAGATGTTCTAATCTTGATAAATATTTTGCACGTTGAAAACGCTCATAAGACTGTTGACTACAAATCATACTGCCGGCTAGAAATACTGCCATTGCTGTCATATTAAAGCTTGTAAAAAAGACGAATAAAAACAAAGTCATAAATACAATGGCAGCACTAGACCAACCGTAACCTCTTTTTTCCTCTTTCAGTGATGCTTGATTCACAGCTGAATTTGAAATGGCCTGTTTTTCATTTTTTGAAGTTTCTTTAAACTGAAAAATAAAGAAAACAAAAAAACCAGTTAAAATTAGAAAAAAATCAAGTGTATATACATCATATTG